TACGTGCTGAGATAAAAAGGGATAGACGGGAACGTCAGCGTAGAGAAGCGGATGAGGCAGACCTAACGCCTATGGAAAGGCAACAGACCCTTAATCGCATCAATGAAGAAGAACGAACTGACGCAGAGCGAGATCGTGTTTACACTTATGCAGAACGACTCGCAGGCCGAATCAATCCCAGACTCGCATCAGTTGGACTTACTCAGGATAATCCTAAAGTACAGGCAGCATTGAATAAGTGGAACGCTGCTGTTTCTATAGATGACTTCGAGAATGTTTATGACGAACTCGATGACCTAATTGAAGCAGAACGTGTATCACAGACCAGTGCAAAAGTAGAAGAAGCTCGTAAAGAGGCTCAGGAAATAAGACAGCAGTATAACCAAGAGAACAATACCCTGGATGTAGGTGCTACCAATGCAGGAGTCGGACAGTCCGGTGGAATGTCTGACCAAGGTACATGGGAAGCATACGGAAGGGGCGAAATTCCTTGGAGCAAACGTGTGGGTGACGCAGCTAAAAACCTTGGGTATATTTAGTTGACTGACCCTAGTAACAACTTTGTTTAAAGGAGGCATATAATGCCACAATCATCAGTCGGTAAGATTAGAATTTTTGATGACTTCATTGGATTTGAAGTTCCAGTAGCTAGTACAGCAGCACCAGCAAGCGCACCATACTTTACACCAGGTGGTCTTCGAGTAGTTGGACAGGGCTTGGCTGAGACTGACTCTGGCGTTGTTGGGCTTGACTCTGATGGAATCAGCGGTGTCGTGCGATTAACAACAACTGACGAAGCACAACACTCTGCTGGATTTACGACAAATGCTTGTTTCGACATGGCATTAAGTGGCGGTGTTTCGATTGAAGCTCGTGTCCGGTTTGATAACCTTGACACTAAAGAAGCGTACTTCGGACTCACAGATGTAGTGACTGACGGGGTTGGTATCCTTGAAGGTGAACAACTAACAGGGGCAACCGCAACTCTAACTCTCACAGCATCAGACTTATGTGGATTCTATCTGTCAGCAGAGCTAACAGATGACGAGGACTGGCACGGAGTTTACAATGGTGGAACAACCACAGGTGAAACCACCTCAACTAACGTAGACCTCGATGATGACGCAGTAGCAGGTGAGTTTCAGGTTCTAAGACTAGAGGTGGAGAGCAATGGAACAGCCCGATGGTATATTGATGGAGACTTGAAGCAGACTGTAACAGGTGCTGTATCAACAACCACAGACCTTGCTGTACTACTCATGGTTGAAGCCAAGGGTGCGGCAGTAGAGGCGATGGACGTAGACTATGTTCTTATAGAAACCAATAGAGACTGGACTGTATAAGTAATACTTTTTCACAGGGAGGTAGCTAATGGCTACAGGAAATACAACAACTGGATCATTAGCAGATAGTTTAGATACTATTCAAGCTGCTGCTAGATCACGAAGACAATTTGACGGCGTAGTTCCTCAACTCGTAGATCGTGTTGAGTTAGACGCTAATACAGGTACAACCTGGAGGGAAATCCTACTTGCTAATCTGACTGCACAAGCAGTAACAGAGAATACAGTATTGGACAACCCACAGCAGTACGATGATTCTGCAATCACCATCACACCAGAAATGGTGCAGATACAGACTTTCATCACGGACAAGAGCCGAAGGAATATCAACAGTAAAGTTCTTGCTAAGATGGGAGCTATGCCCGGTGAGGCAATGATGAGAAAGAAGGATCAGGATGGCTTAACAGCTATGGATGCTTCTACTCAAATGGGAACAGCAAACACTCCTGTTGAAGTGGGTGATGTTGCTTCTGCTAGATATAGAATTACTTCTAATGCAACAGAGCCAGGACCCATGCCGATATCCGGTGTGTTCCACGGCTTCTGTATAAAAGACTTCTATGATGACCTCATAGGAGGCACAGGAACATACCCAGTACCAGATGGTGCTACGGCAACTGTGTTCCAGAGTGGCTTTAACTTGCCTATTGCAAACGTAAGCATCTTCGAGGATGGCAACATACAGATTGACTCCGCTGACGATGCTAAGAACTTTGTGTTCTCCAAGTCTGCATGGGTATTGGTTGAGGGCATGACGATCAGGACAGAGACTAGGCGTGAGCCACACATTGGTGGTGGTGGAGACAGCTTATTCCTTACGGATGAGTACGCTTATGGTCTACGTTCTTCTAACTGGACATTTGAGATTATAGGAGACGCAACCGCTCCTGCATAGGATGTTATGGCTAAAGCAGTAACAGACGAGTTAGAGGCAGGGGTTGTCCGGTTCAGGACAGCCTCTGCTTCTGGCGTAGATGAAATAACAAGACTCGTTTCAGATGACGAGATGTGTTTTTCGTTAAGAGAGGTTAATAAACCTTATGGCAATCAAGGGATGCACAGGTTTCAGGAGTTAAGAGTTGTTCGTTACGACAAACTTGTCACGGCGTATGTGGACTTAGGTCCTTCATATATGTTTAAGGCAGACCCGATCTTCATACCTGGCGGTCAGGTTGTTAATGGTCGTGGGGAAGCGTGGCATACAGTTGCAGAATTACGAGAGATAGCCGAAGAATTTAGAGGCAGACCAGTATTCAGGTACTTTGAACCATCTGATCTACAGTCTGCATTTTACAACAAGGTTGAGGAGCGGAATAGAAAACGCAAGAATCAGTCAACTTTTGGTAGGTTAAGTCAATTAGTAAGGAGTGACGTATGACAACGAGTAACGATACAGCATGGGAACAGGCAATAGCAGAACAGGCAGGGGAAGATGCCCCTTTATCTGGTTTGCAGGAAGGTGAAATGCTTTCCACCAGCACTGATGAGTTTGCCACTCGTGTATCTTCTTTAAGATATCAGGGCTATGTACCATACTGGGATGCCAAGACAGGTGATTACAATCGATGCCCCAACTATATGAGGTGGCAGATATCACAGATCACTAATGAAGACGGCTCTCAGAAATATACTTTTACTAATCCACAAATCAAACCAGATTATGGATTGGATTTATTCTGTCCACTTAATCCGGACTCACCAGAGCATTACATAGTTGCGTCAATGGGTTTTCCCCCATGCAGAAAGAAGCACATCCCTCATGAGGATGGGGTTAGCGCACATCTTCAAAGGTCACACAAGAGAGCTTTTGAGGCGTTGCAAAGGTCTAGGGAAACCACAGAGCGTGATGAAGACAGAGAGTTACAACAGCAGATGCTGCAAAGTAACCAAGAGTTAATTCAAACTCTAGCCGGACAAGTGGCTACTCAGAGAACATCTGTCGCAGTAGAAGAAAAAGCACAGGCTGTGATGGATGCTGTATGTGATAAATGTGGTCGAGACTTTACAAAATCTACAAGACAAGGTACATTAGCAGCATTACGTGGGCATAAAGCTCACTGTAAGGGTGTATAATCCTGTCAGGAGGCAATTATGGCAACAACAAGAAGGCAACAGTTACTAGAGAAAGCTCGCAAAGCCCAAGCTAAACAGACAGGTGGACATTCTAGACCAGTTCCTGCAACAACAAAACAGGAAACAGGTTCTTATTATGGAACTAAAGGGTCTAGTGGTCGAGTTAGTGGCAAGGTTATGCCTGCTCATACAACCCAAAAAGAGAAAGCAGCTAGTGCGGCAAGTAAATTAGCAAAGCAAACTGCGGCTTACAAAGCAGCACACAGAAGAAATGACATGTCAGGAATGATTTCAGCGGCTGGTGGTAACATGGCAAAGTTGAAGTCTATCCATGCAGCAGCGTATCCAAGTGGAAGTAGTTTGCCAAAGAAAAATGGAGCTACGACAACAAAACCTGTCACAAAGAAAACTGGTACTATGAAGGGTCGTAGTCATCTGGCAACCACGAGGCTAACTCCGGCACAAAGACGAAGATCATTGTTAGCCAAATATGGTGGACCATTACGAGGTCGGCAGGGTTAAGATTCGGTGGTAGATAAAATTTAATATATCCTTCTCCCAAACAAGAGGTCTGGAAGGGCTGGATAGACCAAGGAGGTAATAATGCCAACAGAGATAATCGGTGCTAATTTAGGGCATCAAAGAAGAACAGGTGCTGCGAGTGGAGTAGCAGTAACTACAACTGCTTCGTTTACTCCATTCATTAAAGGCACAGAACACATCAACCTAGAGCCAAGGAACTTTGGAAGTTCAGCGGCAATCATCAAGTTTGCCTTTTGTCCTTATCTGGTGATCCTTAAAGCGGACTCAGCAGACGGACTTGGCGGTCATCTTGAGGACAACTCTGATGTTGCACAGGATGGTTCAACTGATACAAGTGTAGATTTATCCAGTTTTGCATCAGGTCGTGCGCTTTATGTTGGATCTGCAATCCCTTTTAGGGGGGCGCACATAGACGTAGACGCGACAAACAGTACAGGATCGACTGTTATCACAGTGTCCTACTGGAACGGGGCTGAATGGGTAGACACTGGTGATTCAGATGGAACCAGTAGCTCTGTGTCTTTGGATCAAGACGGAGCCATTACATGGACTGTGCCTAGTGCATGGCAACTATCTACTTTGGATAAACTAGCATCAGCCGCAGGCGAATCTTTAGACTCATCTGGGCAGAAGTACAAAGATACAAATATGTACTGGACAAAGTGGACATGGGATCAGAATATGGATTCGACTGTTACGTTAGACCATATTCTTGGCATTAACGAAAGCACGGCTTATTCCGAACTCACTTCCAGTACAGGATACGAGGGCAGGGTTCATCATGGGTTCGGTACTAACGGACTTGGTGGCATTGAAATGCTCACAGACACAGGAAGTGCCAATGTTCTTGTAACTTGTTCTGCAATGAACGGATATTTTAGTACAGGCGTAATATCTTAAAGGGGGTATATTATGGGTAGATATTCACTAGGTGGCGGTGGTGGAGATGCTGCTGTTACCGCACTTAATAATGCTACAGAAAACGAAATAGTAACTGTAGGTAGTACAACAACAGAACTTGAGGCTGAAGCAACTCTTACGTTTGCAAGTAATAAGTTAATTCCTACTGCATCGGCTCACAATGCTGCTGGTACAGCCTTAACATTATCTTCTGGAGCAACAACTGCTGGAACAACAAATAACATAGCAGGTGGTGCTTTAACGATACAAGGTGGACAGGGTAAAGGATCTGGAGCAGGTGGAGATATTATATTTCAAACTGCAAATGCGGGTGGTAGTGGTTCTTCATTAAATGCTTTAGCAACTGCACTTACGATAAGTGACGATTTGAGTGCAACATTTGCTGGAAATATAGAACTGGGACACGCTAGTGATACAACTTTAAGTAGAAGTTCTGGTGGCGTAGTAACTATTGAAGGAAACATAATCAAGACAGTAGGCACAGAAGATATGTGGATACCTGCTACAGCAATGCGACCTGCATCTACTAATGGATGTGCGGCAATAACTGATGTGGAAACAACAGCCACGCGACCAGATATGCAGGTGTTGGACTTTGATTCATCAACACAGGAATATGCACAGTTCTCTGTTGCTATGCCTAAATCATGGAACGAGGGTACAGTTACAGCGCAATTCTACTGGACACACGCAACAGCGGTGTCTACTGATGTTATATGGGGTATACAAGGGTTATGTGTTTCCGATAATGATACGATAGATACAACCTATGGAACAGCCCAAACAGTTACAGATACGTTTCATAATACTGCGGAAGACTTGGCTGTTACAGCAGCAACGTCTGCTATAACACTAGCGGGTAGCCCTGCTGCGGGAGATTTAGCTTTCTTTCAAGTATACCGAGATGCTGATGCAGGTGGTGATACAACAAACTCTACAGATGCAAGGCTCATTGGGGTAAAGATAAACTACACCACCAATGCCACTAACGATGCGTAAGGAGATAATATGCCTCAGTTTGGATATCAAACATTAGGTTTTGGCGGAGGTGCGTCAGAAGTTAAGTATGGTCCACCAGCAGTAACGGGTGTAAGTGTAGATACTGACGCTACTGGTGCTACCTCGCAAACTTGCTCTCATACTGTTGGAGCGGGAGTAGGGCGTGGTCTTGTAGTTGGTATTTCTCAATATAATCCAACTGGACAGGGAGGTCCTGCAATTCCAACTGGAGTTACATATGCTGGGGTATCTATGACTCGGCTTCCGTTTATATCACACTCAGAGTACGTACATTTGACTACAACTGTGTGGTATCTTGTAGCCCCAGCCACTGGTACTAACAATATTGTTGCCTCTTTTTCGGCAACAACAACTGGGGCATCATCAATAAGAGGAATTTCGTTTACTGGCGTTAAGCAGGGTACAGGTTATTACGCGGATGGTATGGTTAGCGCAAGCACTAGTGGGACCAATAATACTGGAGGGAGTGGTCTAGCGTATGATATAGACAACCTCACACCTGGTGCTATACACGTTGATTTTATTGCAATAGGAATCCCAGGAAATAGTAGTTATGGAGGAACTCCTACTAATTTAGCAAAAGGAGGTACTACTTCTGGAACTGATATTGGAGCGATTAATTCACTTCAGGCAGGTCGATATGCAGTTGTTCCTGGTGGTGGTTCACTTGAAAATCATGGATGGACATGGAGTGATGCAAGCGGAAGTCCTGATGGAGCAAACTATTGTTGGATGACGCTGAAGATACAGTCAGATGTATATTCCTAATAAGGAGACAATATGCCTAATTGGTTTAGTAATACAGTAAATGGAAATAGAACCATATATTATGGCGAGGCAGACGATGATGCGTCTAATATAGGCACGACTATGTGGTCTGGTTACGGCACTGGTGCATTAGACATATCTAATAGTGCTACAGTTACTCAGTCTACGAATAAGGCGACAGGGGTAACCGCAAATGCTAATAGTGGTCAGATCACCACAGATGACGCAGCCCTAGCAGATGATGCACGCGCTACGTTTACTGTAAGCAATTCTAATGTTGAGGCTACGGATATCATTGGGATTAACTATGTGGCATATGGTTATTCAATACATACTACTAATATAAGAAATGGTGCTTTTGATATCATCATTCGCAATAATAGTGGTGGTTCACTTAGTGATGCTATAGTTGTAAGGTTTGTAGTTATTAGTCAAAATTAGGGGTAAGTAATGGCAGTTACGCTAAACAGATGCTTAGAGATGCTTGGAAGGGCAACTGGTTTATTTGTATCAGACTCCAGTTCCGGTGGAGGAAGTACAACTACACTGGTTGATACTTCTATATATAGGTATGACATAAACACTTTAACCAATAAGTGGCTTTACATAGTTAGTGCTACGAATACTACTATCAACGGATCATCAAGAAGGATAAGTGGTATCCATGCTTCTGATGGAACCATAACAGTTATTGGTGCAATGGCAGCATCTACATCATCAGGTGACACATACTACATAGTTAACTTTGATCCACAGATAATGACTGATGCCATACAACAGGCAACAAGAACTTTGTATCCTCATCTATATCTACCAACCCGTGATGAAACTATTGTGGTTGATAACCTGTTAGCCAACTGGGATTTCGAGAACTGGGATTCTACTGGTAGTAACTCTGCTGTTGCTACAAGTTGGGCTAACATAGGAACTCCAAGCACTAATGATGAATCCTCCAGGGTGGCACATGGTTCATATAGTATGAGTGTCGCTGCCACTGGTGCAACAGAGGGCATAGAACAGAACATATTCACAAGTGTGAATATCAATGAGGTTGCAAGTAAGACTCTTCATGCAAGAGCGTGGGTATGGGCTAGTGTAGCTGATGCTGCAAGGATAAGAGTAACGTATGATGGATCTAACTATGACAGTAGTGATTATCATACCGGTGATTCTGAATGGGAAGGACCATCACTGATATATGTAGACTCTGCTATTGATGCTGATATGACAGAACTAACAGTATCTTGTGAGGTTACATCAGGTAATACTGCATACTTTGATGGGGTTGTTGCATGGATTGATAACGTGTCTGAGTATGATTTACCAAGTACAGTTGTCAGAGGACCACACAAAGTATATATGCAGGATCAGGTACAGGAACCTAATGGCCATTACACTCCTCTCGCCAGACCTGTGTCCGGTAGAATATTACGCATAGAACACATGGGTAGATTAACAGCTCCTACTTCATCAGCTTCTGTTGAACTTGATGAGTCTAGGGCAGAACTGCTTGTTGCACAGGCTGCGGTTCATATGTTCCAGACCCTTTCTAATACTGACTCAGGAAACAAAACAGAACATCTTACTAATGCAAGTCTATGGCAGGAGCGAACTGCCAATATGTTAAATCAGCCAGGTATGCGAATGGTTTCTATGTCAGCACATGAAAGACTTGGATGGAATATAGATGAGTCTGGGGAGACTAGAAAGCTACGCATCGGCTCTAACAATGGGAGATGGTAATTGAGTGTTATAGAATTAAACGGCAATTACTATGCTCTAATGAAAGACGCAAGTGGCAGGGCAACTGTCACTCAGTCTTATGTCCAACGACTTTCTACAGCCTATAGAACAGTTGGTACTCAAAGAAGGCAGGATGATACCAGTGTTAACAGATATGTTAACCCAGGATTTCCTAAAGGAATAGGATGGGGTAGAGCAAAGAGAGATTCAGGTAGGGGTGTTGGAGGTATGCTCGACTCTACTGCATGGACAGCCAAAGGTCCTGTTGCTTTGGGAAGATTACAGGAAACACAAACTCACGCAGATCCTAGAGAACACCTTGTAAAAGCACTCAACTTTAAGGGTGATCTATGGGGTATCTTTGAAGAAAACTATGCAAGTGACGAGGTAACTTCTCCTAACAGTGGGAAGTTTGGTTCCAGTAGTGATGACTGGACTGGCGGAGGTACAATACAGGCAGCCAGTGCAGGCAACAATGCTCATGGTATGCGTATATTTGATGCTGCTATACACAAAGGGAATCTGTGGGTTATTGGCAATGGTAATTCTGAAGGCACTGAAGATGAATATTTAATGTCCTATAGTGCCGATGGAGCCAGTTGGTCAGCAGGTAGTGGTGCTGCCAGCTTTCCTGACGGCAATAACGAAGAACACGTTATAGAGCCAGCTAGTGGGGATGATGATGTTATATCCCGAAGGCATAACTTTAATGATGACTATGCAAGAATTCTAGACTACGGAACTATGATGCTTATTGCTTTATTTGAGCCACATTCTGCTCCCTATGGAGGAGATGGTGATGGAGTGGTGGCTATATATTCTACAGTAGATGCAGGAACAAACTGGGTAGCAGAAGTGACTGTAGCCGCAGGGGATGGACCTAAAGCATTTGTTGACTGGTATAACACAAGTGGAGCAAGAAGCCCTGTGTTAATTATACCGGAAGGCGTATACGAAATAGATGTTACCAATAATGTTGCCAATCTGATGTTTCCCTTGGATGGAGATACTAATAATGGTAGACACTCAGTGGTTGGACCAGACGGAGCTTTATATGTTGGACAAGGCAATGGCGATATCATGAGGCTCAACATAGCAGCTAATGGTGTTCTTGAAATAATGAATGTAGGTCCTCCTGGTGATGGACTGGTAACAGCAAGGCAGGGTTATCCTACCTGTATGTTGCGAGTACCTAATGAGTTTTTAGTTGTTGCGTATGGCGGTCATGCGGCTAATAAGTATGCCAGTATCTTTCTGGTTGATACCAGCTCTATTTTACAGGATGAAGAAACAGGCAAGCACTATATGCCTTGGCATCACCTGTATCAGCATGGTAGTGATAATGCAGACATTGTAACAATGGCGTATTCCAGTGAAGATAACGCAACTCCACGACTGCATTTTGCTGTGGAAGGATCTAGTGCTACAACCAACTATCACATAGAAGAACCTTTTACTAATCCGGAACAAACCACTACGGCTAAGTATCAGGCTACGAGTTTTATTCGATTACCTGATGATGACCTTGGTGATCCACAGTCTACTACTATGATATTACAGGCAATGGTTGATGCTGACGATTTAACAGCAGGAAGCGGTGGATCTGGTGGGTCTGGTGACGAATATATTGAACTACGATATGGACTAAACGGAGCATCTGATACAACTACATCACTGGGAGACTTTCTTAGTGGTGCATTAACACAATCATTTGGATCAGGTGCAGGGATCGCCACTAGGCGCATAGGAATTAACTTGTTACTTGATAGAAGCACTACAAACACAAACACTCCCAAGCTACATGAGTTTGAATTGCAAGGACATCATATCCTACAGGATAAACTTGCATGGGATTTTGTTATTGATGTAGCAGCAACAGCGAGAGACTACTCTCCTGATGTTACATCAGGTCAGGCTGCGGAGGAAGTTATTATCTCCAACCTTGAAACTGTGGCTCAGTCAACCACCCTGGTAACCTTTACAGCAGGGCGAATGACTCAGACCAGAGTCAGGGTTCCTAATGATGTTCCTCCACAGTTCGACTTGAGTGTTGTAGACAGCTTTGGTAAAGATACCGGCAGAAGAACAGGGTTCGTTAGAATAAGAGTGGAGCAAGGTATATAATGCCAGCGAAAATAACAAAGACTAATGGCAAGTATAAAGTCCGGACTCCCGGTGGAGTAAGGGCTAAAGCAACAACTTTGAAAAAGGCAAAGTCTCAGGTCAGATTGCTTAATGCAATAGACCACGGATTCAAGCCAGCCAAAAACAGGCGTTCTAAGTAGGGGGGTGAGAGGGATAAAGTAATGCTATACTATTCGGAAGGTAGTTACATTAGGGCTATGAAGCCCCTAGAGGGCTAGTAAAGGGGAGAAAGATGCTTAGAAAAGTTAAGTTAGTCATAAAATACTGGGATATGGTACAACAGATACTGGAGTTCGTTGAGGTTGCTGTTAAGGCAACTGCTGATGGGAAAGTTAATCCGAAGGAAAGATCAGCTCTTATGAAAGAATTCTGGGATATTATCAATACAGCAAAGGCGATTAGGAAATGAGATTCAGACCACAGATTCTAGCGGCTATAGTATGTGGTACTATCTTTGGGTTGTTTGGTATGTGGATTGGTATGCAGATGGGTGCGACTGAGGTGGTTACAGCCGTGATTGGCTCGGTTTTTGGATTCCTGGGTGGCGTATCACTCAAGGTGTTAGAGCAGGAATAATGGGTAAGATAATAAGTGCGAAGAAACGCAAGAAGCAAAGGAAAAAGGCAAGGCATCAGGACAAGGTAGGTAAGAAAAGGTAGGTGTATTATGGGGTTCTTTAGTTTAGGTATTCTTACATCGTTACAGTTCTTCTGGTGGGATGTGTGTGCATCTCCTCTACGAAGCTATAACAAAGTTAAGGTATGGCGAGATAAGATACTGGACACTGTTAACTACTTGCAGTCTGAGTCTGCTAAGTGGAAGGCACTGTTTACCACACTGAAGGCTCCTTATTCCTTCCTTCGTGCAATGGGGTTAAATCCACAGATGGCAGCAACATTCTTATTCGCCGGATCTGTAGCCACTACTGGTGTAGTAGCAGCAGAGGTAATGGAAGGGCGTAGCTTTAGTCGTGGTGACTCAGGAAATTACGAAGCATCTCTTGTGGGTGGAATATTAGACATACCTACTAGCTACGAAGAAGGTGATAATACGTTAATGATAAGCCTAGGGAATACTCCAGTTCGTGAGATCACCATAGAGAATGTCTCAGTCGGGTCGGTGTTCACTGGGTCTGCACTACCATCAGGACAGCAGAATGTTGTGGATGTTGGGGGTAATGTAGTTACTGGTGGTACAAACACCAGACTTGAAGTAGGTCATCTGATCTTTGAGAACTCACGCTGTAAGAAGTTAGAACTTATAGATGTTAATGCTCATACGATAAATATCATTGGTAATGCCTCAGATGGACAATCAATCGCACCATCTCCAGGCACAGCACGGATGCTTGCCATTGGCGGTGGTCATCATCAGGCAGCCC